TGTAATCTGTTGAAGTTTGATGTAGTCGGTTTCGTTGGGTGTCTTTTTGATGGTAAGTATAGTATTCGTGTCATCTACACCTGAATATATACCATCACTACCTTGGTACCTGTATACCTCACTCCATTGTGTCGTGAGTGTGTTATAATTGTATAATATACCCACACCCGTAAGGGTGATGTTGTATGGTTCACTGGCGTTATATACGAAGAAAGATGTTCCACTTTTAGTAATGGATATCTGATCCAGGTCATAGAGGATTATATTCTGACCAAACCTCAACCATGCATCTATATATACATACACGAAGATTGTGTCGACTCTGGCTATGAAAAGTTTTGACCCGTCATAAGAAAGTAGTATTCTGTAAGTTACACCTGTCTGATCTTTCAATATGAAATCACCCACCCGAATATTTGTACTTCTATTTATTACTTCGATGAGAGAGACATTTTCTGTAGCGTAAACATTACCACTCCGTGAAATCGCAGCCAAGTTGCCGATACTCCTAAAATCGTAGCCAGTTCCATTCCATTCCCATAGACCGTGACCTATTTGAGCGACGACGTTGCCGTCATCCGAAAACTGGACATTACCTGACACACTATCAGTTGACCTCTGTACCCACTGATCATCTTCGTAACGGTAAATACCCGACGAGTTCACGATGACATTCAACGCGGGTGAGACGATACCATCACCAACGAAGGTTGTCTGTCCTGTAATTTCGATACTGTTATTGACGTTAGAAGCGAACGATAATCCATCATTCGATACAACCATGATATTGGACGTAAGTACTTCACTCGACTCAACTTCGTAGTCCAGGGTAACTGTTTGAACAGTGTCGTCGACAGGTGGGTCCGTCTTGACGACACAGTCTTCAATTTCTCTAAACTTAATCTCGATGGTGACTTCTTGATAGCACATGGCACAGAGCGGGATGGCAAGTTCTGGTTTCTGGTAAAAGTAAAAGGGAATGTCGATGAACAGTTTACGAGATGTCGTGGCAGGTCCAAGATGTCCCAAGATGACACCACTCGCGACTGGTACATTCGACGTACGATCAGGATATTTACCAATGAGTTTTTCAAGGGCTTTCTGCTTGGTCTGTGTATAGTTATGTTCGGAGTATATCTGTAGATAATCACTCGGGATGTGTTGGATTTTTTCATCCCCGATGTACATGTCGACGTATTCAATCATGGCGTGACCGATCGATTCGATGTAGCCGACGCGAGTGATTTCGGCTTCGGCTATGGGATTCAGTTCGACGTCTAAACTAATCGTCTTGATCAGATCACCTTGATCTTTGGGGATGGTGAGACGGACCGTCTTTCCGAATTCTGGATCACCGTCAACATCCAGCTTTACAAACTGTGTCGTATAATTCGTGTGTTTTTTGAATAACTGCACGAAGTGTGAATAGTCTGGTTCTTCCGTGAAGTATATGTCCTGGACACCCTTCGTTGTAAGCTGAATGCGACCAGCCATTACTACTATACCCCTTTAAAATTTTAAACCTGCGAGACCGCTCTGGATGTGTAGAATGTTGTAGTTGATGGCGTAGACCTTGACGAGTACGTCTTCGATAGAGGGTTCAATGGTGATCGTCATACGTTTGTGAAAGATGCGACTCATGTTCACGTGTCCCGATGGTGTGTGTTGTTCAGGGTTATCAGCAAAACTGTAGACACCGAACGCGTATCCCTCTTCTGGGCTATTCACGTGATGTAAAAGTGGTTGTTCGTAGGTCAGGAAAAGATGGTCAGCGTCGATGACATTCATATCATTAAAGTCTAACGTGACGTGTTCAACCTTTACATGCTCGTCACCCTTCTTACCGATGAACAGTAATTCTCGAACAGGGTGTTTGAAGTTGAGCATGAAGGTCTTACTGGTTTCGCCCGACTTGAAAAGAATCTGTGACACTTGGAGTTGTGTGATGAGGTACTCGAGGGGCATGGACTGAAGATACATTCGCTCTTCGTCACTCACGAAAACAAACTCTGTATCCAGAGACATGTTCTTGATGACCGAGTCAACACCTGACGAAGGAATTGTTCCATTGATGATGGTCTCCAATGGATTAAGTTTAATCAAGACTTCGACCAATTGTTTAGAGATGGCTGTCGTCGGTATCGACAACGGGGATGCTCTGTTGAAATAGAATGGGATATCGATAAAGAATGTATAGTCACCCGTGTAATCAAGAACCTGACTTCCGTGACCGTTCAGAAAGTACAGCGTCTGTTCAGCATCATCGATCGTGTTGTGAAGTTGTTGTTGCATATACATGTACTCCCCTGTCACGCGTTCGATGAGTTGTCCACCAATGTACAGGTCAACCGTATCTATCAACCGTGTACACAAAGATGGAACATATGTCAGGCCACCACCGGGTGCAGTCAAAAGAAACTTGACCGTCATACCCTTGATGAGGTCACCTTTATTCTGTGGAATGATACATCGTAGTTCCTCCCCAAAGTCGACAGTACCATCGAAGGGTGTTTCGATTTGTTCCAGAGCAAACTTTGTGTGTTTTTTAAACTTTGTGAGAAAGTATGAAAAATCTGGATCACCTGTGAGCCAACGATCCTGAACGCCGGTCACTGCGAGTTTTGCAACCCCGGACATATCTACTATGTGTGAGTAAAATTTTATGAAATAAAACGGGACACTACAGTAGAATGAATCTTCAGTTGAAGAAATTCAACCCCGCGACCATGACAGATGATCGTGTGTGTGTCTTCATAGGTAAGCGTAACACGGGGAAATCAACATTGGTCAAGGATATCATGTTCCACAAGAAGCATCTTCCAGCTGGGATAGTGCTCAGTGGTACAGAGGAAGGGAACCACTTCTATTCCGAGTTCATTCCAGATTTATTCGTCTACGGTGACTATGATCGAGAGGCGATCGAACGTGTCATGGCTCGACAGCGTAAACTCGTTGGCAATGGAAAATCAAATTGTGGAGCCTTCATGTTGTTGGATGATTGTATGTATGACAACAAGTTCTTGAAGGATACCTGTATTCGTCAGTGTTTCATGAATGGTCGACACTGGAAGATCTTCTTCATGTTGACGATGCAATACTGTATGGATCTACCTCCAGCACTCCGAGCCAACGTCGACTACGTTTTCCTTCTTAGAGAGAATATTCTTCAGAACAGGGAAAAGTTGTACAAGTCATTCTTCGGAATCTTCCCATCCTTCGACATGTTCAACAAGGTGATGGATGCCTGTACAGAAAACTATGAGTGTCTCGTATTGGACAATACAGTCAAGTCCAACAGGATCCAGGATTGTGTGTTCTGGTACAAGGCGAGTATTCGTAAAAATTTCCGAGTCGGTGGTCCTGATCTATGGGCGGCACACAAAAAGATGTACAATCCCAAGTACATGTCTCAACAAGAAGGTGATGCGAAGAAGGCGGGTAAAAAGACGGCGTTGACCATCACGAAGAAGAAATAATCAGGCTGCGTGTTTCTCTTTTGTAAAAAACATAGAACACTATTAAATGACGGACATCCGTACTATGAATTTATCCGACAATGGTGATAACGGTATGGTATCGTTGAACCCTTCGACGTCATTTGTTTCGCAGAATTCCGAGGAAAAAAATGTCAGTGAAAATAAAGTTACCATGGACTCCACACCGATTGCCGAACTCATGGGACAACCCGAGGCTGTTGAACAGCAGATGATGCCTGCTCAGATGCCCATGCAACAAATGCAGATGATGGCCCAGGCTCCCGCCCCACAACCCGTGATGACCGAACCCGTCAAGGCTCCCGAGTCCAAGAACCCCTTCAACCTGACTGACCAGCAGATGCAGGCTCTTCTCGTTTCCGCTTGTACGGCTGCGGCGATTAGCACACCCGTGCAAGAGAAGCTTGCGACTATGGTTCCTCAATTTCTCAACGACGCTGGTCGTCGTAGCCTCATCGGCCTCGGTGCGACCGGCCTCGTCGCTTCCATTCTTTTCCACATCAGCCAGAGCTACGTGCTCAAGGCTTAGGGTACCTGTTCCCACCCCATGTTACTGTAGATCGACTTGTCTACGCCCAACATGTATGTAAGCACCGCACCAACTATGAACGCGGCTAGAAATAAGAGACTCACTTCCAAACTCTTTTTTCTATCCTTGCCATAATCCTTAATCTGCCCCTTCAGGGTCTTGACCACACGCGTCAGACCTTCCACAAGAATGAAGGCGATGATTGTCGACGAAAAGAAGAAACCCTTATCCACAGCCAATTGGGGTACCTGACCTACGATGAGACGGAGTGCATTGGGGATGACGATGGTCATCAGTGTAATGTTCGCACAGTAATCCCTAGTATACA